TCGCGAGGTTCGGCAGCCGCGCAATCGCCAACGCGACACGCGTAAACCTGCTGAACCAGCTCGAAAGCCAGGTGAAGGCGTTCTACGCGAGGGAACAGGGCGCACAGCCCGAACAGCAGGCGGCACCACGCACGGCACAGAACGGCGCGGCCACGCAGCAGAGACGGTTCACGCTCCCCCCGAAGAAGGACGCCCCCGCAGCCACGGCTACTGCACCGGTCGCAACGCAACCGGCAGTTCCCGCACAGGCCGTGGCACCGGCTCCCGCTCCAGCTCCCGCTCCGGCACAGCCGACGATGAGCAGCGGCGTGACGGGCTCGCTCACCCGAGGAAACGAGGGTGGCGGCGCAATCGACGAGAGCGCGGAAGCCAACGCACTCTTCAGGAAGATGTTCGGGTCGTAAAGACAGACAAAACCCACACTTCAAATCGTGACGCTTTCATAGCGTCCAAAGGATGACATCATGGCAAATTCCACCGTTCAGAACAAGAAGGTGATTTCCCTCGCCCTCGGCGCAGTCGCCGACGGCGCTTACCTCTATGCTGGTGCCGACCGCGCCATTGCCGCTGAAATGCAGGGCAAGGACAACGGCGACATCATCTACTACAAGACCACCAATCTCGGCCAGGCCGAAATCTCCGACGTGTCCATGGGCAACCCGGCCAACACCGGCCTCGCCTCCCTCGACATCGCGTCCGCAACCCCGGTCAAGCACCGCCAGGTTCCGGTGAAGATCAAGGACGCCCGCGTGATGTACAACGTGAAGGCAATCGAAAAGCAGATTACCTCCCTCGGCAAGGACATCGCCATGGGCAAGATCGGCCAGAAGCTCGCCAAGAAGGCCGTCAAGAACGTAATCGCCGAAGACATCCTCACCATCGGCAACATCTTCGTCGGCAACGACTTCGCCGCCTTCCAGAAGGCCGGCGCATTCCTCAAGGCCTACGTCGATGGCACCCTCTACGGCTTCATGGACTGGAACGTCTGGGGCGACTTGACCGCCAAGGGTCAGCAGGCCGTGCCGTGCGCACTCGCCGAACCCCGCTTCGGCCGCAACCTCCGCGGTTCCTGGTCCCTCATCGACCAGCTCCGCACCATCCCGGACATCCCGCAGTTCAAGATCGGTGATGTCGCTTCCGCCAAGGTGAAGGCCTCCGTCGCCACCTCCGCAAGCACCGTCGCCCTCACCCTGACCGCAGGCGATTCTCCGCTCGCAGTCGGTGACAAGGTTGTCGTGGCCGTTCCGGGCATCAACGCCCTCGACGTGAACGACAACGACACCGGCGTCGCCAACAGCTTCGTCGTGACCCTCGAAGCCTCCGTCGCCGCTTCCGCAACCACGGACGTGACCGTGACCTTCGACCCGCAGCTCGTCGTCATCCCGGCATCCATCGCCGCCAACGCCTCCGTCGAAGTCAAGGGTGCCGCCGGTACTTACGGCGCAACCATCATTCGTGCAGAAGGCGCACAGGCCTTCGGTACGATGAACCAGTGCGACTGCGAAGGCGCCAAGTACGAAAAGAGCTCCATCGACGGCCTGACCGTGCACGCCAACTCCGGCGAGAACATCGGCGCCCTGTCTACCGACAGCCGCTACGACATGATTCTCTGCTCGAAGCTCGTGGAACCGCGTGCCGCCGCCTTGGTGCTCTACAAGATCGCCTAACCACGGCGATACAAGGAATTCTAGGTTGGCATAACCTATTATCCCCAAAAAAAAGGCCCCGTCACCTAACCGTGGCGGGGTCCTTTTTTATATGGTCGGCGAAATTATCGTTTACTTGTATCTTGAGTCCGGCTTCTGCGCGAGGTATTCTTTAAGTAGGTAGCGAATGAACGAACCCGTGTCGTCTGTAATAGTAGTTGGAACACCACTGTTTATGGCTTCGATTTTGGCTCGCTCCAGCATAGTAACGTCAAGCGTTATACAGAACTTAGTTTCCAATGTCATAGAGAATTACATCCTGCAACATTATTTTTGAATATTTATGTGAAATATAAATAGTAAATGTTTTAAAGTAAGTAGAACTAAAAAAAATGATTGGTTTATTCATACCATGGAAGTTTAACATTTTCACGGACTTTTTTTTGTATATGGCCGAAAGAAAAAATTTCTTGGATCGGGAAAAGGAGAGACAGGACGGCGACAGCGTCCTGCCATATTCCATAGCACTCATTCCGGGCTTGACGGCCCTGGAACAGGACGCGCTCGTGAAGGACATCGCGGAAGGGGTGGTAAAGAAAAGTGTTGAATCACGAAACGCGAATACGTATAGTGAAAAATCGATTGATGAAATTAACAAATACATATCGGATAGGAAAGCCGCTGACATACTAGAACATGCTATACAGCGAATGCCTGAACCTCTACGAGACTCTTGGCTGATGTCGTATGTTGATGGTTTGCCTCCGTATTTTTACGATGACGCATTTAAATCTGAACGAGGAATACCTGATAACGCTACAGGATATTACGCTCCAGACGAGTACAGAGTGTATATAAGCAACAAACATTTTATTTCTGATCCAAGAATAGCTATTCATGAAAATGTTCATAAGACTAATCATGACTTGAATCTAAGTCATCCTTTCTATGAAGGTGTCGAAATAGAAAATGTTCCTGACAGAATGGTTGGTATTGGACTCGGCAAGACATTAAGCGGAGAATTTCCGAAAATTCTTAAAACACCTAAAGGAATTATGAATAGAAGTGAGTTTATTGGTGAAATAAACAAAATGGTGGGTAATAAAGATGCAAACAAACTTGCAAGAAGGTTCTATGAAAATAGTCTTTTAAATAGTGGTATTTATGAATCAGCAAAACAAGCGTATTATCCCAAAAACGGGTCTAAAACCGATATAAGGGACTGGAATGATTTTATATGGTATAATGATAAATTTATAGATGATGTTTTTAATCTTTCACCTGATTATGTAGATAAGAATAACGAAAACCATCTTTCAGAAAATATAACAGGAGGCCATCCAAACTCCTATAAAGAAGAAAAGGAAAAAATTGCTGACTATCAACAGTATTACTTAAAAAATAACGGTTTTGCCGGAAGGGATTTTGTTGAAGAAGGACTTCCAAAGTATGCAGCTCAATCAACAGAATCAACAGCACATCTTGCAGAACTGATGTCTACAAGGGGTGGCGAAGAAACAGTAAAACTCCTTTATCCGAAGACGTACAACCGCATGATGAATGAATACCGCAATGATCCACGTCGTTCTTGGCCTAAAGAGTCTTTAATACCATGGCAGAGGTACTCTCACGAAAGTAATTCTAACGTGTACGGACAGCGCGGCAGCGAGCCTGAAGCATTCAACCCGAACAATGAACGCCACTATGTACGTGTACCCGACCCTTATGGAGGATGGCACTACGGCGACGATTACACCGATGTAAACCTTGTAGCCGCACGTCGTGGTAAGAACTACGTCGAATACCGCGACCTTGACGGAAACTGGAAACGTTTTTACCCTAACGAACTGAAATATGTCAAGGAAGGTAAGATTAACAGAAATAAGAAGTGGGCTTTGGAACTAGTCAAGAAACTCCGTAATGGAGTGAAGTAGTTTAATACTTCTTTATTCATTGCCCGACATATTTATCCCTCCTGATACGAGGCCCTTTTATTCATAGGTCGTAACGAACCTATCGGATAGAAGGGCTTTTTTGTCATGGACGGACTTTTACAGGCTGAAAACAACAACGGATTCGCGCCAATTCCCGAAGAAGAGGAAACCGACATCATCGAGAAATGCCGCAAGTTCCTGAAGCGCGCAAGCGACAGGTGGTGCTCCGACATCGACGACCAGGAACTCGCGCTGGAGGTGGCGGGAGGCAACTTCTGGGGCGTGGGCGACAACAAGAAGCGTTGGGCCATTCTAGACAAGGACGGCAAGGACCTCATACCGACCATTCCCTACAACAACATTTCCCCGCAGGTGAACGCCATCGCGTCGCCGTTCTCCCGCTCGCCGTTCCACATCAACGTGGTTGACAAGACCGAGCAGACGGGCGGCAAGGTGCTACAGGACGCCATCGTGAAGATAGAGTCCTCCAACAACGCCAAGAACGTCTACCAGCGTGCATTCACCCGAGGCGTCACTTGCGCGGCGGGCTACATCGTGGTAGGCACCAGCCTAGCCGACGGCAAGGTGGTCCCGTCCGTGGAGTTCATAGCCGACCAGAAGCAGGTGGCGATAGACCCCGACTGTATCGACCCGTCCGGCTGCGACGCCGAGGAAGGCGCAATCATCAGCTACATATCCGTCACGAAGGCGAAGCGCGAATACGGAGACGACATTGTACCGATGGACTACCCGTCCGGACAGCCGCGCATGTCTTTCGCCGGAATCACCGCATGGCAGGACAAGACCGACAAGGTACAGCTCGTCCGCTACTTCCGCAAGGTGACGAAGGAATTTCCTGACCCGCAGAACGGAGTGACAGTAAAGAAGACGTTTGTCCGTATGCACACGATATGCGGCGAGCGCGAGGTGCGCGAACCGGTTGACCTCATGACCGACATCATCCCGATTGTCCGTTTCGCGGGCTACACCGACTACGATTCCGAATACGGGCAGGTGTACACGGGATACGTACAGAAGATGATGCCGCAGATCGAGCAGATGAGCCTCGCTCTCACCATGCAGGCGCTACGCATGCGCCGCTGTTCGAACGTCCGCGGCGTCGTGGGCAAGTCCGCCACAGAAGGGTGCGAGGAATACTTCACGGACTTCGAGAAGGGCTCCGCTATGTGGCTCACGTGGAACGACAAGGCTGGCGCAACTCCTCCGCAACTCGTCAACGATTCCTTCAACACGGCCGACATTACCGCCGCCCTCCAGGAAGGGCGCCAGACGATGCAGGAATGCACCGGCGTGAACCTCGCCGGTCTCGATACCACCCAGCGCACGGCCTACGAGATAATGCAACAGCAGATAAACTCGGAATCCAACGTGCAGGAACTCTACATCCACGCCGAGGCCGCATGTCACGCCCTTGGCCGTATCATGCTCGGCATCCTGAACAACGGCGACGTGCCGGAGTTCACCCTCGAAGGCGGTCCTAACGTAATCACCGCCAAGATGAAGACCCGTTCCGAAATCCAGGCAATCGCGGAAATGGCGGACCCTGCGCACAAGGAACTCTGCGCCATCCGTCTAGCCGAGACAATCGACAGCGACGTTGCCAAGGACCTCGCGCAGGACCTGAAGGCGAACACGGAACTGAAGCTGACCGAGGGCCAGGACGTCGGAACGATGATGAACGTGGCCGAGAAGTTGAAGAAACAGCTCGACGAGGCGATGGAGAAGCTGGAACAGGCACAGGCCGAAAAGCAGGAACTTGAACGCCGCAACTACGAGCTCGAGCTCGCACAGCAGAACATGAAGGCGCAGCAGGAAGTTCAGAACATCCAGTTCCAGCAGCAGATGAAGCTCCGCGAGGCGGAACTTGCAGCCAAGAACGCCACGGCCGCCGCGAAGATAGCCGCCGACGAACGGAAACTCGCCATCGACGCGCAGAAGGCCGTGGACGCGAACCGCGAACAGACGGCCCGAATCATCGCGAGCAGGGGGTACTAGCATGCCGGAGGTGCCGAAGAATTTCCTCGATAAAATGGAAAAGGTCATACGCCGTTACCACGCGACTACCGACGAGCCGTTGCGCGGTATCCTCTCGCAAGGATCCATCAAGACTACGAAGGGCATGCACAACGTGTACGAGGCCGACCTTCAGCACAAGAAAAAGAATCCCGACGGGACTTTCGTCTACGTGGAAGAAACCCGCCCGATTTTCACCAGCAGGAGACGAAGCGAATGGGATATGGGGCCGGAAACGAAAACACTTGTGCTCGAAATTCCCGAAAGCGTCTACAAGGGCATGAAACGGACCGACCTGAATCCTGACTATGCGCCTGGCGTGCAGAAACGCGGACTCGGTCTGCCCGAAAAGGTCTACTCGGTGGACCGTGGCGGAAGCGCCGACTTCTTCATGGAAGACCTGCCGCTTGATTACGCCGTCGGAGGCTACATCGGGAAATCGCGAAAGATGGTTCCGCTGGATTCGTTGCGGCACCTTCTCGAACTGGACAAGTAACAAGGCTTACGGCCCCGCCTCCCGGCCATAAAGGGTTGGCGCGACCGTGGCGGGGGCCGGATTCATTCCGGCTCCCGTTTTATTCATAGGTGGAATTGAATCAAGGATTTAGAGATGGGCAAACTCACGATTCTTCAGAAAATGGCGAGACCGGTATTGAGGTCTACAAATGGTACGCCCGATAAGGCGAACCTTCTTGACCGAATCGGGCCGTACCTAGTGAAGGCAGGAGCGCTTGGCGGTCTCGCCGCAGGCGACGCCTTTTTGCATGAAAAAGGTCGCGAACTCGAAAAAACTCACAACGGACAGGAACCAGACCCGGCTTCAGCAACATTTGTTGAACAGCTCTACATCATGCCCTTGAAAAGGAGCCGCTAACTCATGAAATGGCACGTATGGAACAACGGCGGCAACAGCGACGGCCCCGGCAACTGGCGGTACGACCCCAGGTACAGGGACGCGCTCGTCCCGCAGAACAAGGCCATGAACGACGAGCACCTTGCGCAGCTCGAGACCGAATGGTTCATGACGAACGAACCGCCTCCGCAGATTATAGGAAATCCGGGCGCGATGAGGGCGTGGCGTACCGCCGCGAAACGTCAGGCTAGGGAATGGGCCGTCAAGATGGAACCGAAACGGTTCCTCAACCCGTTACTACGCTCTATCAACGGGATTCCAGCCGACACGAAGATGCGCCGCACTCCGGGCGGACAGACCGCGAACCTCTCGTCTAGCTGGGTGGGCGACTTCACGTCCCTCGGCGACACGGGCTGCTACATAGACCTCGGCGGCAAGAAATACTTCTTCAAGAAATCCGAGGTGGACGCCGCGACGGGTCCGGGCTCTTTCGCGAAGGCCTTGTCGGCGCCTTCAATCGGTTCGTTCATCGCGAAGCACTGGATTGGTCAGTTGCCATCTAGTGTAGTCAAAAGGAAGAAGGTCAAGTAATCTATGAGAGTAAAGGAACTCCTGCTGCACGCCCTCGAACGGGCGAACCACATCGAGGACGGCGTACCCGCCGACGCACGCGAACTCACGAAGGCGCGCAAGCACTTCGCAAGCGCCCTGTCGAAGTATTCCTCATCCAACCTCATTACGGCTTTCCAGCGCATGTGCGACGTGGAGTACGCCGAAAGACAGGTGATAGGCCGGTACAACCTCAAGCGCGGCAAGGTCATGCACGAGGCGCAGACGCGGGACGCGTTGCCCGACCCGACTAAACTTACGGTAGGCAAGGATTTCGGGCATACGTTGGATGACGGCATGTACTACCGCATAGGCGGCGTCATGACGCCATCCGGGCTTGAACAGGTGTGGATGGCGGTTACGGAAGGTGAAAAGCCGGAAGAATGGCTCGATTCCCTCGGCTGTTGCGACTTCATCCCCGACAAGATCGTCACCGACATGGAACGGGTGATGGCCTGCATGTACAGGATGAAGGGGCAGACGGGCTCGTTCTCGAAGATGGACTTCATCCCTCTCGTAGACTTCTACGCGGACGTGTCGAAGACTATCTACAACGCCTCGCCGGTAGGCGAGAACAAGGTCGAGCTTCTGCTCCCGTCCGGATTGGAAAACTACGACTTCAAGCTGGTGTACTACACCAAGATGGAGTTCAAGGACGACGACTACATCGAGCTTCCCGAGGCGTACAAGGAACTTCTCACGCTCGCGGTTACGGTAGGCCTGCTTTCCGAAGACGCCGATTCCGACCCCAAGCAGCTCGCGAACTATTCCGCGCAGCTCACGTCCATGGAAGACCTCGTCGGCGCCACAAACGTTACCACGCGCAGGCTTACGCGCGAACCCGACGGAAGCTCGCTCGACTCGCTCCGTTCCGGCGCGTTCATCCGCAGGAGATTCTGTAGATGAGTTTCGTATCGAACCTCGTAGGATTTACGAAGAAGTCCCAGTTCGCGAAGTTGGGCCGTTCCGACACCTACAACATGTTCGTCGAGCAGAAAGACGCGAACGAGCAGGGTTTCTCCGTCGTACTCCTGCCTATGCCGGGCTACGAGAACGCGGTCACGCATGGAACTGAACCGGCGGGAAAGCCGCAGGGGACGTTCCGCTGTTCAAGGGGCTATACCGGCCGACCGTGCGTGTACGGCGTGTGGGGGAGGAAACTCTACCTCCTCCGCGAGGTAGGTGCGGACAGGAATTTCTATTTCATCGGAGACATTGCCGGTTCGGGAAAGGTCAGTTTCTGCGAGACTAGCGGATACGGACACTCCAGCCCGCATCTCGTGCTCTGCGACGGCGTGTACGTTTACGCCGTCAATACGACCCTGGCTCCGATCAACCAGGTGAAGGACCTCAAGACCGTCACGATGCCGCTGAAGTACCCGGACGCCACGATAGACCGGATCACTCCGTCGTGGGTGGCCTACATGTACGGCTACATTCTCGTCGGCGCGAAGGGGACCGACATGTTCTACCGTTCCGTCCAGTTCCCGTTCGAGGGGTCTTCCGACGTTATGGACCTCGGTACTACGGGCGGCTACGGCCACTGGACATTCTCCGAATGGCAACCTGACAATACGCTTGTCGGCTGTTCCACGGGCTCGCGCCTTTTCACTTTCGGCGAACGTTCTTTCCAGGCGTTCACGTTCCAGGATTCCATGGAGAACCCGTTCGTGTCGCCGGACACGGCGGCGATGAGCATCGGAATAAAGAACGCCGACACGCTTGCTGTCTATGGCGACAGCGTGATTTGGCTAGGCTCTTCGTCCATGGGCGACGGGTGCGTCTACATGATGGATTCCTCCTTACAGCCGAAGCGCATTTCGACAGATGAAATCGAGCGCATGATATGGAAATACGACTTCAAGACGGCCTACGCGTTCGTCTTCAAGTGGTTCAGTCACCCGATGTACGTTATTTCCTTCCCGTCCGACGGCGTTACGCTCTGCTACGACATCCGCGAGAACGGCT